TTTTCATTGAATATTCTTTGTTCTAGCTCTACTGCACGGTTAGTCACCAGTATCTGCATTGTGTCTCTTTGTCCGCCGCCCGGCTCTGCCATAAATATTGGTGCTACTCCGTATAGCGCGGCTATGCTTCTTCTTAGCTCTTGTCTAAACTCCATTAAATTGAATTCTTGTGGCTTGAAGCTTAGGTCTACCCATTCTACTATGTTGCGTGCTCTTGGGTCTCCTTCTACTATTAGCGGGTATATCATCCATGGATTGTTTCTTGCTCTTTCTGTTAGGTAGCTCCATGCTTTTTCTACGCTTTCTCTGCTTAGTGTTTTTATTACTAGTATGCCTCTTGGGCTGCGTTGTAGTGTGTATGCCATCATTATGAAGTAGTCTTGGCGTAGCAGTGTTATTATCTTCATTAGTATGCTCCATACTGGCGGGTATCCGTATCCTAGCCCGTATGTGAATTTCTTTATGTGTAGTACTTCGCCGCTTGTATAGTATACTACTTTGCCTCTACGTCTAAATCTATAGTATGCTGGGTACATTTGTTTGCCGCATAATGGGCATTTTGCTCCTTCTTCCCTGTATTTGTCTGGGTCTATAAAGTGTAGCTTGTCTCTGTGCTCTAGACAGAATACTGCTATTTGTCCTTCCTCGTTATATGCTGGTCTGCCGTCTCTGCTCATTATTAGCTGCATGTATCTTGGGTCTGCCCTTATTATCTCCATTGGCTCCGCTCCTATTACTTTACCATCCTCATCAAAATAGTATCGTTTTATTACTACTAGGTATGCATTGTCTACTACGTTTAAATCAAAGTCTATCGCCATCAATACGTCTATAAGTGATTCGTCGTTTAGGTTTGCGTCTCTCAGTATTTTTTCTAGTCTCTGCTTGTTCTTCGGGTTCGGTATGTAGAATTTGTGGCTTCCACATATTTTGCATGCGTCTATTTCTTCATAGTATTCGGTTCCGCCTACCATACATTTTCTTACGTATCGTGGCACTATTTCTATTCCGTTTCTAAATGTCTCGTATATCAGTGCTCTTATTACTGTTCTCAGTATGTCGCAGTTGTAGGCTAGCTGGTATGCTAGTGTGAACGGTACTGTGTATATTGGTATTCTTGCTACTCCTACTTGGCTCATGCGTACAAAGCTGTCTACTGGTCTGTTGAACATGTAGTCTGCGGCTGTGCTTGGGCTTGCCTTGTCTATAAGTACTCCGTTTTCCGGTAGCGGCTCCATTACTCGTTGGTTGCTGGTTTCTCTTCTGAATGCTTTTGTTATTCGTTTAAGTATTGCTGACATCTGCTTCACCTTCTGTATCCACTAGTTTTAGTTCTCTATCAAACAATATCTGTCTTTCCCCTACCACTATATACCAGTAGCTGTTTACTGGCTTCAGTCCCATCCTGAATGTTAGTTCGTCGTCTGTAAGCATTGTTCCGTTGCCATATATCGGTATGCCATTGTATATGTATTTGTAGAACGTGTGGAAATGTGCTATTCCTACTGCTTCGAAGCTGTCTAGCATGTATTCTCTCATTGTGTCTCTTGTTATTCCGTAGAATGGTATTTGCTGGTACATTCTTATCTGGTCTCCGTGTGTCAGGTACCATTTTACTCCGTTTGTCTCGTACCGCATCTTGCTTCTGCGTGATATATAGAACTGTTTATTTGGATACCTTTCTCTCAGTATGTAGTAGAGCATTAAGTCCCAGTTTCCTGTGCCGTCTATTCTTGCTCTTCCATGGTTGCCCGGTAGCGCTACTATGTCGTGTGCGTCGCTTAGTATGTATTGGAATTCTTTTACTACGAATTCTATCTGGTCGTCTATATTCATTTCTATCTCGTATGCGTGCCTCGGATATACTCCTTCCCCGTCTACTATATCGCCTAGGAAAAATAGTATTCGTTTGTCTAAGTGTACTCGGCTTCTGGTTATTATTCTGCGTGCGTTTCTTACTTCTTCTACTAGTCTCTGTATGCGTTGCCGCGCTACTTCTGCATTATATGTCTGTGTCTTCCTGCCTATATGGCAGTCGCTTATAATGATTATTTCTGCTGCAGAAACCGGTTCTTTTCCTATTTTTATCATTTTATCCCCCTATACTGATCATCAATATCAGCATCTCTCTTAAACCTTGTGTTTTCTTGTATGGGCTTGTTTACACATTTATGTTAGTAGTCTTCTGCATCCGAATTTTCGTATGTTGTCTACGTGCCAGTCTAGTATTGTTAGTGTTTTTGCTATGTCGTATTCGTATCCTACGCCGCTTATGTATGCTATGTCTCTTATTGTTAGTTGTTTGTCTAGTCCATACTCGTATCCAGTCATTAATTCGTATGTGTCGCTTGGTGTTGCTGTTATGTATGCTTTCGCCCTTATAATCTCCATATATTTTGCATCCAGTATATCTAGCTGTTTGTTTACCGTGTATGCCTTGCCGCTTATCAGGCTATATGTGTCGCTAGGCTGCATATCTATAGCTGCTGTTGTAAATAGCCCGGGCTTCAGCTTATATGTGTCTATTACTGTCGCCTGCTTATCTATATTGTATGCTTTACCACTCACTAGCTCGTACGTGTCCGCCACACTTGTATTTACCGCGGCCTTAAACAACTGCGCTATTAGTAAAGCCTCTAGCTTATCTATTACTGCTAGGCTCTTATCTATACCATAGTGTTTTCCGCTTACTAGCTCGTAGCTGTCGCTCGGGCTTGTATTTATTTTTGCCTTAAACAATTGTGCTTTCAGTATTTTTTTACTGTCGTATATTGTTAATGACTTGTCTACCGTGTATCTGTAGCCACTTATTAACTCGTATGTGTCTGCTGGACTGGTATTCAGTATTGCCTTGAAGAGCTGTCCCTTTACTATATTTACCGTGTCTACTATACTGGCTTCTTTGTCTATTGTATAGGCTTTTCCGCTTACTAGCTCATATGTATCGGTTACTGCCGCTGTTATTCCTGCTTTTAACAGTAAGCCTTTTGCTATGCTTGCTATGTCTGTTATTGACAACTGTTTATCTATATTGTATGTTTTGCCTGATACTAGTTCATAGGCGTCTGTTACTGCGGCGTCAATTATTGTTTTAAATATGCTTGATAATTTCTTGCTCATGCTGTCTATTGTCTGTAGCTGTTTATCTATACTGTATGCCTTCCCGCTTATCAATTCATAGGTATCAGTTAGGCTTGTCTCTAGTACTGTTTTGAATAGCTGTGCCTTTACTATACTGTATGCGTCTATCGTGTCTAGCTGTTTCTCTACTGTATAGCTGTATCCACTGACTATTTCGTATGTGTCGGATATTGTTGTTTCTACTGTTGCCTTGAATACTTGTGATATTGTTTTTGTCATGCTGTCTGTTATTTCCTGCTGCTTGTCTATAGTGTATTCATAGCCTGTCATTAGTTCATAGCTATCACTTGGCTGTGTATTTATTTCCGTCGTTACTATAAGCGCTGTTGTTATTGATATATCTGCTCTCGTGTCATAGGTGCTTGTGCCCCAGTATATTTTATGCACCATGTTTGTGTCGTCCCATTCCGCATAATAGTATAGCGTTACTGTGCTTCCTAGCTCCGCGTCTCCCTCTTCTTTCCTCAGTATATAATAGCTTGTACCGGCTACGTCTAGTTCAAAACCGTGTGCGTATCCTTCCGGTATTGTTGTGTCTGTAAGTGATAATGATACACTTGATTCTACTACTGTTCCGGGGCTGCCTAGGTCTCCTCCTATTGATTCCCAGTCGCTTATTCCTGTAACTGTCCCGTTTGTGTCTACTTTTATGTATCTGACTTGGAGTGTGTCTCCTGATTTCGTTACTAGTGTTCCGTCTACTTCTGTTTCTAGCTTGTATGCTGTTTTTGTATTGATTGTTGTTGTGCCGCCGCACCAGTAGTATAGTGTCATTGCTGGTCACTGTATTGCTGGTTGGCTGGTTTATTAGACTGTTATTGTTATTTCTAGTCTTGCCTTGTTGTTTAGTCCGCCTGTAAGTGTATAGTATGCTCCCAAATCATGTATTATTTCGTCTCCGGTATTGCTTATGTAGTGTATCTCGTCTATGTCTACGTCGTTTGATGGGTTTGATATTCCTTCTATCCTTACTGTGTCTGCGTCTAGCTGTGTCGCTGTAGGTGATGAGTCTGTGTCTACCGGGCCTGCTGTTAATGCACTGTCCCAGAACTCTACTGTTGTAAACCATATGCCCGTTGTATAGCTGCTGTCTAGTCTTCTCGTCACGTTTACTAGCCATGCGTTTACTCCTGATACTGTGCCTCCGGGGCTTGTGCTTGTTGTTGTGCTCCATGATATGGTTACTTTTATTGCTATACTTGTTCCTTCTTCTACGTCCCATGATAAGCCTGATACTGTAAA